AACCGGAGACCACGGACGGCGCACCTGATGCCGAACCTGGGGGCGTCACCGCTCAACCGGGTGGCGCACAGGAACCAACAGAACAAGAATTAGAGGCCGAGGCAAACGCCGCCGCCGCCGCTAAACAAAAAGAAATAGACGATAAAGCTGCCGCTGATAAAGCGGAACAGGATCGTTTGGCGGCCGAAGAAGATCAGCGCCGTCGAGAAGCCACCGAATTGGCGGAAAAAAAGCGTCAGAAAGATTTAGCTGATAAAGCTGAAAAAGATCGTATTGCTAAGGAAAAAGAAGAGGCCCGTTTGGCCGAGGAAGCACGGGTAGCAGAGGAGGCCCGTTTAGCTGAAGAGGCCCGTTTAGCTGAAGAGGCCCGTTTGGCCGAGGAAGCTCGACTAGCTGAAGAAGAACGTCTAGCTGAAGAAGAACGTCTAGCTGAAGAGGAACGCAAACGTATAGAGGCTGAAGTGAAAGCCGCTGCGGAAGAAGAACGTAAACGAATTGAAGCAGAGGCCGAACGTAAACGTCTTGCTGATGAAGCTGCTGAGAAAGAACGTCTTCGAATCGCTGCTGAAGCCGAGGCCGAAGCGGAGCGTAAACGTATTGCCGAAGAAGCCGCCGCTGAGAAAGAACGTCAACGCATTGCCGCTGAAGAAGCCGCTGCCGAGGCAAAACGCCTAGCCGAAGAAGCAGAGCGTATTGCCGCTGAAGAAGCGGAAGAAGAAGCCCGTCTAGCTGCGGAAGAAAAAGCTCGCCTAGCTCGCGAAGAAGCGGAGCGTAAAGAACGTGAAGCGGAAGAACGCCGCCGTGAAGCGGAAGCTGCTGCCGAAGCCGAACGCATCCGAGTTGCTGAAGCAGCCGAAGCTGAAAAACGTCGTGTGGAAGAAGCTCGCCGTAAAGCCGATGAGGCTGCCGCTGCCGAAGCTGCCGCTGAAGCCGAACGTCTTCGAATCGCTGAAGCAGCCCGTATAGCAGAAGAAAAAGCCAAGGCCGAATTTGAGGCCGCACAAGAAAAAGCCCGACAGGAAGCAGAAGCCGAGGCCGAACGCATACGTGTCGCCGCTGCCGAGGCAGATCGCCTAGCCAAAGAAGAAGCCGAGCGCCAGCGCGGTATAGACGAAGCTAACGCCGCCGAAGCCGAACGCGTACGTGTTGCCGCTGAAAAGGAAGCCGCCGACGCCCTTGCAAAAGAAAACGCCCGTATCGAGGCGGAAGAACGCGAAGCGGATCGTGTAGCCGCCGAAGCCGCCGCTGCAGCACAAGCCGAGCGGGACAGCATTGCCGCTGCCGCCGCTGAACGCGAACGTAAAGCCCAAGAAGAAAAAGCCCGACAGGAAGCAGAAGATCGTGAGCAACGCGACGCGCGGGCCAGGGAAATCCTAATGCCGCCCTCGGACCTTCCACCGACACTCGGGGCCGCTGCCTCGTGGGTCAATCAGGCACCGACGTTCCGTTCGTTCAATCAGCCACAATTTGACGTGACGCCGTTCCTGCAAGCAGGAGCCAACGCGCCACGCCGCGACATCGACATCCCGGAAACCTTGTATCCATGGCAGAACCTCACGGACGAAGAGCGCGCTGCTGGCTACACCATCCCGGTCTACCAGCCCATGGCCGCTACTAGTGGACTGCAAGCCCAAGGCGACCGCTTTAGTGGATTCGATGCTGCTGGTACCCCCAGGGATGACAGCGGCGGGGGTGGAGGTGCCGGTGGAGGTGCCGGTGCTGGAGGTGGTACCGAAGGACAAGGTATCCCGTACTGTGCCAACGCTAATTATGAATTATCCGGGGATGCGGATGGGTTGTTTTGCATTAAGAAAAACCCAAACCTAGAGGGCCCGGACCGAATGGACTACGCCACCAGACCGGCTACTGGCGGTCCCGGCGGAACCATGGCTCACGGGGGTCCGGTCAATGCCGGAATCGGCAATCTCATGTCTCGCGAACGCGCCTACACCTATCCTGACGGGACGCAAATGGTGGAGAAAGTCTCTCAGGGACGAATGCCTTTGGGGAAAAGATAATGGCAAGTAAAAACAAGAAGTCCGTAAAAAAGCCCTACAAAAAGAAGATCGCAATCGGTTGCGGTAAAGTAATGGGGAACCGCCGAAAAGTGACTAAGTATTACTGATGGCTGAAAACGAATTATCGACAGGTTCTCTTATGGACACGGGTATTAACCTGGAGGAAGAAGCTCTCGATGACTTAGAGATCGAAGCCTTATCCAATGGGTTAGATTTCGAGCGGCCCCTGCCAGAAGGCATCGAGATCATTGAAGAAGACGATGGCGGTGTCACCCTGGATTTCGAACCCCAGCGCGAAGGTGCGGGTGGTTTTTACGATAACCTGGCCGAAGAACTGGATGACCGAGAACTGGGGTCCATTAGCAGCGAGCTGTCCGGCGAATACGATTCCAACAAAGCCTCCCGCTACGATTGGGAGGAAGCCTATTCCAAAGGTCTGGAACTCCTAGGATTTAATTACGAGGAACGCACCGAGCCGTTTCGTGGCGCGACGGGCGTGACCCATCCGCTGCTGGCCGAGGCAGCAGTGCAGTTTCAGGCGCAAGCGTTCAATGAAATGTTACCGCCGAGCGGTCCGGTACGGACCACTATTCTCGGCGCGCGGACCCATGCCAAAGAAGAGCAGGCCGAACGCATCCGTGAATTTATGAACTACTACATGATGAACGTCATGGAGGAGTACACGCCCGAATTCGACCAGATGTTGTTTTATCTGCCGCTGGCCGGATCGACGTTCAAGAAAGTCTATTACGACGAAAGTTTAGAACGGGCGGTAAGCAAGTTTGTACCGGCCGAACACTTGATCGTGCCGTACGAAGCGAACGATCTGGAGACGTGCCCCAACATCACGCAAGTGCTGCGTATGCCATTAAACGAGCTACGCAAGAAACAGGTATCGGGCTTTTATCGGGACATCCACGTGCTTCCCTCGCAGGAAGACGCGGATAGCCTGATGGACGAACAACGTCATATTGACGGCACCGAGCCCTCCAACATCGACTACGACTGCACCTTACTCGAATGCCACGTGGATCTTGACCTGCCGGGGCATGAAGAGACTGATGAAAGCGGCGAAGAAACAGGCATTAAAATCCCTTACATCGTCACGCTAAGTGAGGATAACGGGCAAATTCTGTCTATTCGCCGCAATTACCGTGAAGACGACGAGTTAAAGAAAAAGATTCAATATTTCGTTCACTACAAGTTTTTACCGGGTTTTGGTTTCTATGGCCTCGGCTTGATCCATACCATTGGCGGTCTGTCGCGTACAGCGACGGCCGCGCTTAGACAACTGATTGACGCCGGGACGCTGTCGAATCTTCCGGCGGGTTTCAAAGCTCGCGGGCTGCGGATCAGGGACGACGACAGCCCGCTGCAACCGGGCGAGTTCCGGGACGTGGACGCGCCAGGGGGCGCTATTCGCGACAGCTTGATGCCGCTGCCGTTCAAGGGCCCCGACACCACGCTCATGCAGCTACTGACCTTTGTCGTGGATGCCGGTCAACGCTTCGCGACCATTACCGATTTGAAAGTAGGCGACGGCAATCAGGGAGCCGCCGTTGGCACCACTATTGCCATGCTGGAACAAGGCACGCGGGTGATGAGCGCCGTACATAAACGAATGCATTTCGCTATGCGGATTGAGTTTCGTTTGCTGGCTCGCATCATGGGCGAATACCTGCCGCCAGAATATCCGTACGAAGTGACCGATGCTGACCGCACCATCAAGGCGGAAGACTTTGACGGCCGCGTGGACATCGTGCCGGTATCGAACCCCAACGCATTTTCCCAGTCCCAACGCATCGCCATAGCTCAGACAGAAATGCAGTTAGCGATGCAAGCCCCTGAAATACATAACGTTCCTGAAGTTTTCAGGCGCATGTACGAAGCGCTAGGTGTGCGCGAGATCGATAAGATCCTGCAACCGCAAGAGCCCGACAGCCCCGCGCCTCTCGATCCAGCCCAGGAAAATATCAACGCGATGGAAGGAAGGCCGCTGACGGCGTTCTTGGGACAAAATCACCAGGCGCATATCATGGCGCATCTGGTGTCGGCAATGGCCCCCATCATGGAGAGCTTGCCTAAAGCGGCCA